TTTAATATCCTCGATTTGGACAAAATCATATGGGAAAATAAACTTCTTATTTCTCCCATCGCATTGATACACTACAGATGGTTTCAAAACTTCTGGTGTCAATTTAACATCCCCTTTCAATGTATATAAATAGGACTACCCATTATGGATAGTCCTTATTTATCAATGTTGTTTCTTTTTCTCTTTTTTAGTTTTTAATCGTCTGTCAAACGCTACCGCCATGATTACATCTTCTAAGGATGCATCGGTATCTGTGAAACCAAATTTAGCTAATGTCCACAATCCATCAGTTACAGTATCACTAAACCCAGTTGCTCGGTTTGCTAACTGACTGAAACTTCTACCTACATCTATACCATCTTTGTTTTTGCTCATAATTGCGTTGCCTAAATCGTAGAATTTCTCAACGATGCTTAATGCCATAACGCTATTACCTTTATTGAATACCTTTTCACCTAGAATGTATTTCATAGCCATATTTGACATATCACGGATGATTGGTACACCCATAGTACCTTGTGAAACTAACTCTTCGATAAATGACTTAGCTAAATCTTCAGGCTTATCATCATCGCCATTCGTTAAGGCTTTGTAAGCCATCATACCGATTGCTTGTGAAATTAATGTCCACCATAGCATTTTAACGAACCTTGCATAATCACCATTATCCTTACGTGCATAGTTGCCCTCTGTGATGATGTTATAAAGTGTATTAGCGTAAGAATAGAACGGAACGAATAATTGAGTGAATGTGGAACGTGAACGCTGAATAGCAGCAGCATCTTTCGTATCACCACTACCAAATATATCACGTACTGCTCTATCGCCAGCTTCAACAGATTGTTGCTCTACCCATTCAGCACTTACACCCTCTTTACCAAAGAGTTCAGCTTGTTTTTGATCATATGCGAATTTCCATACAGGAATAGATAATGCAAAGTCTGTTTCTGTAAGTAATCTGAACCCCATTTGATTTATATCATCTCGAATGTCGGCTAACTGTTCTACCTTATAACCACCAACATTTGTATCACCTAAACGCAAGCCTTTACCAGCGATAGATAAACCTTGTTTCAAGTCTTTATCTAATGTTTGTATACGTTCACGCATGAAGATTGATTGACCTAATACAAAATCTCTAGTGTTGTTATAAGTGGTTGTGCCGTGTCCGTAAAAACCAATGCCAGCATGATTGATGGCTCTAATAGTATTACCTACACCGATACGATAGAACGCAACAGGAATGTTCAACGCATTTTGTAACGCTACCGATACTCGACCAGCCATTACTGCGGTTGATGTATTCTTTTTCAATGTAAGAATAAGTCTATCAATATCGTTTGTTTTTGCTGCCTCATCTTGCCAGTTATCTCTAACCCATGTACGCAAGAATTGGTAGGTATCAGCACCAAACTTATCAACGATGTAGTTTTGTAGTTCTCTGTTGCTGATTAGCTTATTAACATCAGTTACTGCTTTGCGCATTGTTACATGATTGATAGCCTCTGTGATAGCATTAGGAATTACATCAAAATCAAGTAATAATGATTTATCCTTAACCACATCTAAACGTGATTTAGTAGCGCTCATACCAGTTCCCCATACTGCATTACTACTTACCATAGTTTTTGCAATATCTTCAACTTGGTTATCACTAACAGATGCATTTACTTTAGGGTTATACACAATAGGGAAATATTGACCCTCAATGTTTCTACCACCGATAGAGAATGTTAAACCCTCTACTTTCTTTAATGGGTTTCCGTAAAGTTCCTCTTGAACCTTACTACGTTCATCAAAGAATGAATTGATATGATCCCATGTACGAATAACAAATTCCCAGTCTTTATCAGTCATGTGTTCTTGGAATGCACGTTCAATTTCAACCTCATTTGCTTTTGTGGTTTCCATTACACGTTGTCTGTTGCTTTCAGTACCCCAGTTAAGGGCAATCATGATAAGTTGTTCTTTAGTTAAACCATATAAGTTACCAACTGTATATAGATGTTCATTACGCATATTGAATAATTCACGTTTGGAATATATTCCTACATCTTTTGCCAATCTACGCATAGATACTTCTTTACGTTCATTGAACGCTTGCGTTGCTCTACTGATTGGGTCATAGATATATTTAACTGCGAACCCATTTTTACCGCCTCCCATTCGTCTTAAGAATGTTTCAACTTTCATTAAGGCTAGGTGGAAACCATATAGTTTACCGCTTACTGCATCTGTTTTGGTTTGGTTATTAAGAATGTTGAATACATCACCAGTTGCACCACCAAATGTTTCTGTAGCCTCACCAATGATTTCTTGTACTGCATTTTCAAACGATATGCTTTTACCCTCATCGTTCAAAATGGTTGTACCCTCATACTCGTTTCTGCCGTTCTTGTACATACCAGTCATGAGTTCTTCTAAGGTTTCTAATTCATTCATTGTGATTGATTTAAACGATTTAGGTGTTTTAGCGTAGAACATTTCAGCTATCCAAGGTTCTAATTGAACCATAGATTGTTGGTTAAGAATAAGTGCATCCACATCAAGTGCGGATAATACTGTATTCATATCAAAACCATCAGTAGGTGGTAAGCCATCATACTTAGTTAAACCCATTTGGTATGCCATATGGGAATAGAAATAACGCATATTAGGTTCAATAGCAATAGGGTTCTTAGGTCTAGTCATGCGTTGTAATTGTTGTTTTAATTTCAATCGCAACTTCTTTGACTTTTCAAAGTTTTCAAACGCTACTCTTGCTCTTGCTTGTTGGAGCATCTGTTCACGTTTATATCCTAGTGCTTTATCGACCTTACCACTTGCCAATGCTCTATCAGCTTTCTTGCCAGCAGTAACCGCTTTATTCTGATAGGTCTTAAACTGTACCGCATTAGAGATAGGTAATTCACCTAACTCTTTTCTTGCTCTATTCATGTAGTCGGAGATAGTGCCTAACCCAGCACCACGAATAGAACGAACATTATTGATGCGGTCTTGTAACTCATCTTTTAGTTTTTCGATACGTTCACTAGCTTTTAACTCTTGTTTTTCTGCTCGTTCTTGTGTGCGTTCTGCTAATCGTTCTTTTTGTTCAATAGCACGATCTAGTTGATTAGTAATAGTTGTTAAGCGTTTTGATAACTCACTATTCTTATCTTTTAGTTCGCTCTCACGTTCCTTAGCTTTATCTGTAAGTTCCGCTTTTTCATTGTTCAACTTTTCGATTAAGCGTTCCGCTTTTTCAAGTTCCTTTGTTGTATCAACTAGTGCAGCATCTACTTTTTTCTTATCAGATTTAAGAATATCGTACTTAGTAGGTTTAACCTCTTTTTCGATTTCGCTTAATTCTGTATCAATAGTTTCTGCATTAGGGTCTAATTTACGAATACGTTCTAACAATTCCCAGTTCTTCGCCAACTCACGATTAGTAGACTTTTGAATAATCTCACTTTCTTCTTCGGTTAATCTCATTTGACCTTGTGTACTAAGCAAGATTTCTTCTGCTATTTGCTCATTGGTTTTGCCTACATTGTTATCACGCATAAACTCTGCTTTTGCATTGTCCATTTCTTGATTGATAGCATCGTTAAATGTAGCACCAGCTTGTTCTACTTCCGCTTTCTCTAGTTCTTCAATAGAGTTGTACTGTGTATCTTTCAATGCACCAGCACCAAACACGTTGTATCGTTGATGCTCTTTGTAGATAGGATATTGCTCAATCAATCGTTTTTCGATTTCAATTTGGATAGCATCCTTTTCTTCTTCCCATTCCTTGATAGGTCTATTATCAAGTTCTTTCATCAACTTACGCATTACACGTTCTTTTGCTTTTTCTTTAACCTCTGCTATGTAAGACTGCATACGTGCTTGGTCTTGCTCAGATAGTTGCTTATAGAGTTCAGTTTTTTCAAACTGTTCAAGTTGTTGTTGCTCTGCGTATGCCTCAATATCCTCTTGGGTCGCAAGCATACGATCCATTATTTCCCTAATATCCTTAGGTGGTAAACCGCCTAAGCGTGATACCGCACGATAGATAGCACTCAACCACTTACTAAATTGTCTGAATGTACGTTCAAGGAATTTAGTAGGCGCTTCACCCTCTCTTAGATAAGCCTCAAAACCTCTAGCAAATTTTTCATGTGCATCAGTATTGGTTGTTTCATTATCATTCCAGCCAGTCCACTCTTTCAACTTGTTCCAATCTAGAACCAGTTGCTCAGGTGCATTTTCCATTTCAGCTAAGGTCTTAATATCATCAAAGAATACATGACCCATCTCGTGCATGAATGTTGATTTATCAGCAGTTTTAAAGAGTTCTACAATACGTTCTGTTTGAGATTTGATAGTAGTCATACCATTAATATTTTGGAAATAAACTTCTACCGCATCATCAGCACGTTTTGTAGCATCCAATCGACTTTGTTCTACATCTTGTTCATATTCTTCAATATGAATACCATGAGATTTTAATTCTTTGATTAGTGTTTTTTCTGTGCCTTTAGGTACGATAGCTGCTTTAATTTCATTAAACTTTACGGCTCTTTGTGGTTTAGCCTCAAAGTATCTAACAGGCAAGTTAGAAATTTGTTCAACTAACTTTTCTGCTTTTTCTCTCATTTCGTCAGTAGGTGTAAAGTCATTAGAACGTGCTGCAACATCGAATGATTTATTTTTTTGTTGCATCATAATTAGCACTTGCAATGCATCGTTGAACGCATCGAATGTGCTATTGTATGCGTAGTGTTCCACCATATCATTCATGAAAGCATCAATTTCTTGTTTCACATCCTCATATGCTTTGTTTGTATTGTTGCTTTCATCTTCAATATCTATATCACCGATAATCTTATTATTAGCCTCTGTCTTTAAAGACTTCATGCTTTTAATACGTTTAGCACTAGCAGCGATTACAGAACCTTTTGTATTACCTAATGCACCTTTTTGTTTGTTTTGTTGTTGCCCAACCATAGCCTCAACAACATTTTCAAGTGTTAAATCAACCTTTCTTCCTTTAACCTCAATCTTTGGTTCACCAAGTAATTTTTCGCTTATTTCATTTTTCCATGCCTCAAATGCTTTTGCAGTTGACTTAACGCTGAGTTTTTTCTCTACATCTTCACGTAATTTAACACTATCGATATATGTAGAACCATCTTTACGTTTTGCATATTTTATTTTAGGTGCTTTTCCTATAGTTGATAAAAAATAGTACTTTGTTTCTTCTTTATTAAAAATACGTTCAACAAAGTTAATAGATGTACTATCATCAACACCCATAACCATTGGGTTTTTTAAGGCTTCAAATTGACCCTTTTCTGCATTTAATTCTTTTAGGACTGGCAACATCTCATCATATAAAGCACTAGCATTTTCTTCTCTCCATGCTTTGTAGATATAAGGGAATGTTTGTGTCCATGCATCCCTACTAAAGATAGGTGTAGTTTTTGGATCTATAACTTCTTTAGGAATAACCAAAGATATATCACCAAAATTATTGTACTCAACATCTTTATTGGTAATAGCAACAGATGGTACAGGTAAACCGCCTAGTTTTAATGCTTTAGATAAACTATCAGCACTCATATTATGATATGCTACAAGGTTTCTAGTATCTTGTTTTTGCGCATAACCATTGCCTATTCGTTTACCATTTACATTGATTTGTAATGTATTTAGGTAGTCCATAGCAGTATAACGTGCATTGCCATCCTCACGCATGATTTGTGCGAACACATCAGCATGAGTTGCCACCAACAATGCATCTTCATGTGCTTGTTGTCTGATATGACCTTTAGTGCTAGTTTCTAACAGTTCACGAACCTTTGTATATACTTCATGACCTGCTTTTGTTAGGTTCATACGTAATGCAACATTCTTATCAGCTATTTCAAAGACTTTATCTTTCATAGCCTCTAGGCTTTCAATCTGCATCAACATATGTTCCATATCTGCATAATGTGCATCAGATTGTGCTAGTGCATCAGCATTACCATCAAGGCTTGCAGTTGTAGTTGCTCGGCTATACTCATAGGTTGCTCGTCTACGTTCAGCGTTCGTACGTGGTGCTTTACCGCCATGATTAGCTTTATAATCAACTAACCATTGTGGTTCAATACCAGTACTTACCGCATCATTGATAGATTTATCTGCATTGTCAAAATCACTAGCATAGTTTTCTCTATACTGTTCTTTTAACGTATGCAATAAATTATTAAAGTTACGTTTAATGTTCGTAGGGTCTGCCAATACTTCATTAAGTACTTCACGATCTATATCAGATGCACCCTCAAACTCATTACGAATAATATCATCTTTTATACGTTCCGCACGTTTAGATGTATCATCTTTCAATACAGATTTTGCTACATCTACTTCTTGTTTTGCACGCTCTAAAGTAGCCAATGACATACCACCTCTAGTAAAGTAAGAGGTTTGTTTCAATGCATCTACTGTTTCATCGGATAAGTTCATTGATACTTGTGCATAACTACCAATAGGAATTTCAACAGGTGCATCCGCCTCGATAGCTGCTTTTACTTCCTCTTGCGTTACTAAGCCATTATCTACCATATCACGGATAGCAAGTTGTCCGTTTTCAGATTGTACTAATTCTGCTACATCTACATATTGAGTAGATACACCTACTTTATCGCCCTGTGCTTGTACGATTTTTCCGTATAGTTCAGGGTTTTCTTTTGCGATTTTATTGGTAGTACTATCCTTACGAACATTATCCATTATTACTGCGCCATTGCGGTTTTGCTCTGCGATGATAGCTGCTTGTTGTTGTTCTGGTGTCAACTTCTGAAAATCACGAAAAGCCTTTGCAGTACGCACACCGCCTACTGCACCACCGATAGCACCAAAACCAATTACCGCTGGCAACGCTTGTTTCATTGCATCTAATGAACCGATAGCAATATCACCTACGCTATAATATCCCTCTAGGTCATTATCCTTGCGTGTTAGGTTATGTTGCACCTTTTCGTTTACATCTTGCAAACCCTCTTCAAAAAGTTCAGGTACACCAGCTTTAATAGAGTTTTTAGCCATCTGTGCAACAGTTGTTCCAATACCTCTATCAAAGGTTTTAACTGTATCACCAACACCAGCACTAATAGCTTTTGCAATCATGCCTTTAGGTGCTACTGCTTTAAAGGCTTTCCCCATAGCTGCAGTTGCGGCAAACTCAATGCTAGCATCAATAGCAGCATAAGACATAGCATATTGATTAGCCTCTTGGTCTGTGTATACTCGGTTGCCGTTCGCATCTTTCTTTTGAGTGAGTTCAATGTACTTATTGCCAAATGACATTTTGTACATATTGCGTGCCATATCAGCACCGCCACCCCATTTAGCACCAGCAGCAGCACCAGCGGTTGCACCTACACCCTCTGTAGCCAAGCCACCAATTAATGCACCAGCAACTGCACCAGCTACCGCACCGATACCGCCTTGTTTTGCCATCATGTAGCCTTGTCCAGCGGTTTCACCGATTACTGCTTGTGCTACATCTAGTCCATCTGCATGACGATAATTTGAAAGGTTAGTTTGTAATCGTTGAATTTCGTTTGTTAATTCTTCGATTTTTTTAGGGTCTGTAGTGTTAGATAACTCATAACCAGCATCGCCCAATTTCATCTGATCATTGATAGACCATATATTCTGTTGGATGCTATCCCATATACCATGAGTAGATTTAACGGACTGTAAATTCTCCAAACCATAAATAGCCTCGGACTGTGAACCATATTTCACCTTATACAGTTCAGGGTATTCATCATACAATGATTGTACTGTTCGCCCTCTATCTACTTGATTAGCAAGATAAGCTGCTCTTGTAAAACCAGTTTCACCGCTATTCAAGATAGCATCTGCACCGATATTTAACTTGCTCGCATAGTCTAGTGCTGCATTAGCTTTTACTGCATCATTACTTGCATAGATAAAACGTGCGGATGCAGCTTGTAAGGCTGGGTTATTTATAATAGGGTTTTCCTTTAAAGCCTCACCAATGGTAGATACAGTCTGTAAGGTTCTATCCTTACCACCACCAGTTGTATCGACTAGATAAGGTGCATCTGCTAAATTGCCTAACGCATTACCTACTTGTTTTACTGCATCTACTGCATTACCTACAACTCCATTAACAGGTGTGCCTAATTCTCCATGATTGCCATCCTTGTTAATAAATGGGTTGATTTTCTGTTGTTCTATTTTCCATGGGTTATTAGACATATTTCCACCTATCCCTCAATGTTATACCTAGCATGGAATGTACCCTCATCTATATCTTCAAAATCACCATTAGACTTATAAAGTCTTACATAGTGTGTATCTCCAAGTACTTTCCAATCAACCACACCATCACCAGCCAATATAGCCATTGATGTATTAGTTTTATAATTATCTCCATTTTGCCAAAAATGTTCTACTTTTGTTGTTTCAATTACTGTTTGCCCAGCTATTTCGTGTGCAGCCCAATCTAATTCACCGCTTGTCGGTTCTCTTCCCTCGGCTGCTACAAATTTAGCTTTCCACGCACCCATTTGTTGTTTAAAGCCTAACCGTGCTAACCCCTTTTGTTGTTCGTTCATGTTCTCTAAACTATCATTAAGAACATAATTCACACCGGCTAACTCTGGTGCATAATCACCAGTTCCGTTATCACGGTCATTAACTGTTCTACGTAATGAGTTGTATTGTTCCAATGATAAATTAATATGATTATCATCAATGAATTTGAAGATTTCCTCTTGTGGTCGATTATTACCAACCATAGAACGTATCTCATTCATTCCCCATGATTGGTTAGCAGCTTGTTGTTCTCTTTCATTTGCTCTCATGAATTGATTTCTTTGTGAACCAAATGCTAGTGTCAATTCTTTGTTATCACCAATAGCATTATCTAAGAAATTAGCCATTTCACCACTAGATGCACCATTCTTACCCATTTCTATTAGTTGTAGTTGAATAGCCTCTTTTTGCCGTGCTAGTGCCTCTGCTCTTGCTTTCTTACGCTTTGATACTTCCACCTTATAGGCTTTCATATACTCTTCTCGTTTTTGTAAGAGTTCGCCATCTGTATAGCCTTTAGCACTACCGCTAAACTTACCTACACCAACGATTGGATATATATCAGTACTTACGATAGACACACCACCGCTACCAGCTTGTGCAACTTTACCATCACCCATATAAACACCTACATGAGTTACACCTTTATAGGCTTTATCGTCAGAATTAACTGCACTTGGATCATCACTAGTTGCCCATCTAGCCTCATTACTTGGAACGTGCCAAAATACTAAATCGCCCTTTTGTGCTTGCGATATATCATGTATAAGTTTACCCTCTTGTTCAGCTTGCAAATACTGCCCATCTGCGGTGCGGTAGTTAAGGGTAACACCTGCCTTTGCGGACACATCAAGTGTAAACTTACCACAGTCGGTACTTTCGCCACCATCACCACCAAGTAAATATGGCTTACCTAACTGTTCATTAACCGCACTATCAAGTGCAGCTACATTTAAATTTCCGCCTTGTCCAGCTTTAGGTAGACTAGCAATAAATGCATCAGCACCTTTTTCGATACTAGCATCATCTTCACCATAGGTATCTACATCACCTACAATACGTTTATCGATGGTTTGTTGCGTGTTCACCTTATCAATAGCAACTGCAGCTTTAGATAATATCCCCTCACTTACACCCATTTCTCGTAGTGCTGCGATTGTTTGTGGACCTGCAGTAATATCATTCCGTGTTACTGTTTCATCTATAATTGAAGCACCTACTCTGTCAGCTACTTCTTGATATTTAGCTTTTACAAACTCTTCACCTCTATCACCATACATAGTTTCAATACTATTTTTAATGGTGTTAAGAGAATTAGATACAATGTTAGGGTTGTTATAACCTAGTACTGCAATCTGTTCAGATGATTTTACATTGTTGTTGAAAGTTACATCTTTGTACTTTTCACGTTCAGAACGCTCATGTACTTGTACACGCATATTATTTGCGTGATAGTCTTTTTCCACCATTTGAAGAAAACGCTCACGCAATCTATCGTTATTAGGTAACTTGTTAAACACATCTTGTCTGATATTGCTTTCTGCCTCATTAAACAGTTGTGTTGCATTAGCTGCACCATCTAACTCTTTATGTAAGATGCCGCTTTCTTTATTTGTCAGTTCATAAGATACTCTATTCTTATAATCTGTTTCAGCGTTCATATAGGCGATATTCAAATCTTCATCAAGTCGCTTTTGCATCTGTGCGTTAATATTATCAATGGCATTAATTACACCTTTTAAACCTTGTTGATTACCGCCAAACGCTAATTCATTTCCAGTAGCTTGAACACCGCCACTTATGGTATTTAGTTTTTGTTCGCCATTGTAATTAACTAACTTCATTAAATACCCCACCTATTATTTCTAACTGCACCTCTTGTAACAAACTTAACATTTGATACACCAGCTGCTTTTAATGCACTTTCATTTGGTGTGTAGTAGTTTGTATTAGCTTTAATATTACTACCGCCATATTGCCCTTTAAGTCCATAGATACTAGATGCACCACTCAATATCGTTCCTAACATAGCCATTCTAGTTTGTGATTTAGCATTACTTGCCGCTGCTCGTGCGGTGCTTGCCTCGTTGCGGTAGTTCATGCCGTTAAGATATTCATTGTAGATACTGTTATTCTTGTTACTTTCCCAATTCTGAATATCTTTTTTGTATTCGTCATAGCTAGATGCCATAAGTTGTAATGGTGTACCAGCCATCATCAAGCCACTAGCACCAGTTTCTGCCGTGTTTTGCCCTTGAATAAGTCGCATCTTATCGGACATTTTATCTCGTTCTTGCAAGGCTTGGTCTGCAATTTGTTCTTGCTTGCGATCACTAATACGTGCGTTCGCCTCTGCCACCCTTGCTTGTTGTGCGTACATTGCAGCTTGTGCTTTCCCTTGTTGATGTTGCGTAAACAACGTACCAACCATGCTCGCTGCGGTTAATGCAATAGGGTTACACATTCGCATCCCCCTTTCTCAATGTGAATAAAACCATATCCCCATCGTTAATATCGTAATGAATAACCGCACCTAATGACTTTAGCCATCGAATGGTGCGGTAATTTTCTTTGTGTATGTAATTAAAAAGTACTTCCCTAGTTTGTAGCCATTCCCCAATGATATTTCTACTAACTTTTATAAATTGCTTTTGCAATGTCAAACTACGTTCAAAATGTTTACTCCCCAAAAAGTAAATGCAATGCATACCATTTAGTGCAGTTTTAGATACCCCATACACACATAATGGCTTATCATTATCAATAACTATACGACTTTGATAATCTTCCCCAAGAATATCGTTTACAAAGTCATTTTCGTTATAGTTTGAATTTTTTCGATTGATATATTTGACCTCTAAGGCATCTATCGAACGTAAGTTGATATATAACTCACGAATTAACGAAACGTGCTTAGATGGGCAAATATCACATTCCATGAACATTTGGGAAACCACCGCCAATTTCTACCTCTCTTGTAACCGCTAATAGGTTAAATGGGAAAGGTTTTGAGTGTTTTATACATATTTCTGTATTTGTATTAACGCTTGTTGCTATCTTCGGTAACACGATTGCAGTATCACCAGTAAATAATGATTTAGGTTTCATGATTAAATCATCCGCATCTTCAAATGTTCGACCTACGCTACCACCATACGAACGATACAATCTCAATGCAACTCGTGTTATAGTAACCAATCTACATTGCAATGTGCCATCGTTTATTTGTTGCTCTACGCTAGGTATTTTAATTTTAGTAGTATAAGGTAACCCAACAGTAATTACATTTGCTTTTCCGTCTAATTTAATAACCCCAGTTGGTGGTACTACCCTAGATGGCATCTGTTGTCCATCTACTACTATGTCTACCATTTGCCCTACAAGATGAGGTGCGTTGATGTAATCAGTCTTAATAGAGTTAGCGACTTTAACATAGCAATCTAGGAACACATCGGAATTATCTTCTGTGTATAGAGGAATACTACGTTCAATGCATTTCACACTTTTATTATTGATAACACGATCTACTACAAAATAGATTGTGTCTTGTTCACCCTCTGCCACGCTCTCAACATATCGGTATTTGCCATTAGTAACAAAGTGCGACCAGCCATATACCTTTTGTTCAGGTATGTAGGTTAAACAGTTAAGTTGTCCATCATCTCGAACATAGTAAATAATACTGTCAGGGTCTTGTGCATAAGCACTTGTAACTGCCACATGACCTTTAACCAATGTTTTAACAAACAATGTAAGGTCTTGCCCTGTGTAGTTATCGCTCTCGTAAGAGTAACCCATATCACGAACAGTACCGCCACGCTCTTGGACGAACACACAACGATTACCGATAAACTGCGGTTCACATTTCAATGCACCACGTTGTGTTTGTGTTTTCAAATAACAGTTAGTAGGTGTAATAGTTTTACTACCATCTACTATCCATTCATTACCACTTGTTAAAACAATCAAGTCGTTAGCTGGTACAAGGTGTCTAATTTCATACATCTTGCGGTTGATTACTGGTAGTGTGATTGCACTATCATCTGTGATTGTACCGCCTACCTTTTCAACCCCAAAGTTAGGATAATCACCAGTACGGCTAAACCAAATATAATTAGGCTTGCTATCAGTAGCAGCAACTACAAATCGGTCTTGATAGAATGTACATAATTTAGGATAACCTCTACCCCTATTCCAACTGCCTAACTTCCATTGATGGCTTGGCTCACCCTCTTTAATACCATTCAGAACATTAACCTTTGCGTTCTTAGCATCGGTTACGCTTTTAATCTCAACGATACCATATTGGGTAAATGGCAAGATGGATAAGTCGCAATTTACAGAACCACCTTTAATTTCTGAGATATATTTTAGCCTTGCTCCAGCCTCTATCTTACCTGTGTCAGTTACATTGTAGTCATTCTTAGATGTATATGCTCTGTAATCTTTCCAAGTCTGCCCATCGTTGTTAGAAATCTGTAGTTTTACAGTACCTTCCCATGTACCATGCGTTGTGAATTTCCATGATAACTCTGTATCAGTACTAAACGTACCAACATTGTAATTGATGTTATTATAGGTCTTTTCAGTTGTTTCTCCGCCAAGGTAATTTTTTCTAACCTTTTTCTCTACAACTTCGCCAGCGGACTTAGTGTGTACCGCCTCTACATAGTATGCAATTTGAATTACACTACCTACCATATCCTCTGTGAAGAGGTCTTTTGTAGATGTGATCGTATCGCCATTAACAGTAAGCGTATGTCCATTATCTGTGTTGATTTCATCGTAAGGTTGTTCGGTTAGCTTGTATGCATCAATTCGCCAGTCTGTATCACTATATCTTGACAGCGTTTGAATAGGATACTTACCACTACAAATGAAC